AACCGTTACCAGACTTGTCCAACTCAGGTTTCCAAAGACGCTCATCAGCACCTCCACCACTCTGAGGTTGGTTCAGTTTTTCGATCTCTTGTGTCAACTTAGACAGGGTTCCACCTGCTTTAGATGCTTTTTTTAGTGATGCGAAAGACATACTTGTATTCTCCGTATTTGTTGTATTAAAGCTACTGTGTAATCGTAGCACACTATTTATATGCTGTCAACTTTCCTTTTTTAATGCGTTTTCTAGTGTGTCAATCATTGTATCCAAACAATCCATTAGGTCTTTGAATCCAAACGCTTGAGACATGGCATTAATTCTCATCTTCATGTCTGCTGCTTCATCATCAGTAGGAGCAGACAAAGATAGACGTGTATAAAATGTTCTCTGTTTTTCTACAAGAAATATACAGTCTTCAATGTGTTCTACCCTTTGTTCTCTACTCATCTCAGGTAAACGCTGACTCATAGCAGCGATCTCTTGATATGTTCTAAAGATGTCTTGCAAATTTTCTTGAACTTGTTCTGATTTAAAGAATGTACTCATAACTTTACTTTAATTGTTTCTAAAATAACTGTCTTGTATTTCTGACAATCGATATCAAGAAAAGGTTGATACTTTTTAATTCTTTTTTTAGTATCATTCCATATAGGATCTTTAATTACTTTATCTAGGTTATCAGAGTATCCTAAACAATGCTCAAAGACAACAAGAGTCTCTAAGTCTACTTCACCTGCATAATACCTTTTCAACAATGGAGGATGTTGTCCTTTAGAAAAAAATATATGATCAAAGTTATTGTCTGTTTCTTCTAGTAAAAGATTTACATCCTGTTTAAATTTATATGTGAAAGACTCTTGGTGTATCTTCCATTGAGTGTAGACTTCCCTACTAAAGGAACCGATGTAACCTTTAGGATCTTTAATAAAATTAGCGACGAAATATCCCAAGATATCTTTCTGGGAATACTTTGTCGCTAACTTTTTAAAAAAGAAACGGTCTCGTCTCTGTTCAAATGATTTTTCACTAGCGGAAACTTTACCATTGTATTTTTGATAATCATAGTTATCTTTGGTGAAGTGTTGTTTGAGTGCGAGATACATCTTATACACTTCAAATCCCGTCACAATGGTAGAACTCCTTTAGATGATGCTTTCATGTAGTTTAGTCTCTGTGCTTCATGACGGAGACGTTCTTTTAATGGTTTTGAAATTAACTTGGGAACTGTTTCCACTTCAATTTCATTCTCTTGACAGTAAGTAACTACTGCTTCGATGTAAGTAATGAGTCCATTACTATTTTTTACTAACCTTTCAATCTCAGTAGAGAATTTACTAGCGGTCAGAAATTTATCTTCAAGTTTTTCTTTAGACATTTCTCCCCCTAACAAATTCTTCGATGTAGGTTTTAAGTAATTGTAGATAGTCATCAAGATTGTACTTCTCAAATACTTGTATAGATCCTTCTTCAGTGGCGATAAGTGTGACAATTTTTTTTACCTCAATTCCTGATCGTTCGAGGAACATCGCTGCATATGCAGTCTCTTGGACAAAATAATTTTCGATGTAAGACTCTTTTTTTTCTTTAGTAGAAGTTTTAAAATCGATCACTGCTAACTCACCATTGAACTCAGCAATGCAATCCACTCGACCTGCCAAACCAAGATAATGTGAATAGAGAAAGGTCTCTAGACAATGAATGTTATCTATTTGATTTAGTGTAGACTTTGCTGCTTGAAACATTCTAACAGATAATGGATTATTTTCCAAGTATTTGTCAGTGTTTAATTCACCTTTGAAATAATCTTCTGCTAAGTTATGAAATGCTGTACCACGTTGAGTAGCACGAGCAGTGATACGATTCGCCTCGTTTTCACCTATTCTATTTCTCCAATCCTTAAAGAATTGTGCGTTCTTAAACGATGTGATTGAGGTCACGCTTGGATAATATTTATCAGCATTAGGAATAGGATAATACCTTACTCCATTTTCATTCACAGGTTCGACATCAATTTCATTGACATCAACATCAACAAATTTAAACATTTAGAATCCTAAATTGTATTTTGAAATGAGATATGATTTAACTAAACCAGAACGAACAATGTCACTGATACCAAATTCAACACAAGTAAACTCTTGCATTGATTCTAAAATCTTTATGAAATCTGAGATTCCATTCTTGTCATTCTCTCTAGTCAAATCAGTCTGAGTGATATCACCACAGAACATGATCTTTGACTCCTCACCTATGCGAGTGATCATCGAATCAAGTTCGTGGAAATTAAGATTGGAGAATTCATCTACAATAACGATAGCATTATCAAGGGTAACACCGCGAATAAAACTTGTAGACCAGAAACTAATAGTTTCCTGTGCTCTGAGGTTGTCATATAACATTTCAAATGAATTATCATCAGGCATACTAAACATATACCTTACCATATTTTTATATGGTATCTGATATAAGGCAGACTTATCTTCATGGTCACCTGGTAGGAAACCAATCTCTCTAGTAGGAACTAGAGACCTTACAATGTATATTTTATCATAAGGTGAGTTTTCGTCAAGCACTTCTTGCAGTGCCATGTAAAGTGTAATGAAAGTCTTACCTGTTCCTGCTGCACCATGTAGCAATAGATTCTTACCCTCACTGTAATTAGCGAAAGCAATCTTCTGATTGTCAGTTAATGGTTCGACTTTAGTCATGTATGACTTGTCGATAGGTTTCTTTCTTTTCATCTGCTTCCTTGACATTCCGTTGTTGTTCGGATAAGTTTTAGGAGAGTTTGTTCCTTTGCGTGCTCGTGCCATAATTTAAGTGTACCTACTCAAGTTTGCCAATGGATGTGCGGTTTGCACCTTAGACATGACTTCTTTAAATCCGTCTGATTGTTTAGGAGTGCCATAAGTTACACCTCCTACACCTGCATTCCAATCTTTATCCCAGTCAGGATTGTCTTTCCTCCACTGGTCATAATCTTTGATACTCATGTTGAGTTCTTGTTTCTCCTGAGTATTTTTATTTATTACAGGGTATAAAGGCATTTTAAATCCACTCCAATGCGGTTGAGATAGTTGGGAATTGCTCGACAAAGATTCGTTTAGAACCATTAGCAATATCCATGTGTTCTTTTTGCGTTCCATGTGCAGAACGTAGGTCAATGTAATGAACCCAAGAACGTAAAGATCCCGTCATGTAAAGACGAGTAGGAGTTGCTAGAGGAAGTACGAACCTCGCACACTCTTTAGCAATACCTTGATCGAGCATTTCTTTGTAGAGTTTCATTCCCTCATCAAAGTGCCTCTTTATTTTAATATCAAATTCCTGTTTTGTAAACTCATCAACATCATCAATACTATTCTGTCTATTCTTTTGATCCTGACGACGTAGTTCAAACATAGGAATCTCTTCAGCAAGCATCGAAGAGTCAGCATATCTCTGAGAGAATTCCTGATATGTAAATGATCTATGTCTTAAAACTTGAGCAGCAATACCTCTGGTAGTTTCGATCTGAAGTGTCATGGATGCCTGTTCAAAGACGCTCCAATGCCCATGTTTAATACAATACTTAAGAAGACCCTCAACGTTAGGGTTTTCTTGGTTCTTAGGGTTTGATACCCTTGCAATGTAACCAATAATTTTCTCTGCATCAGGTGTGACAGAGATCAACGAAACATCATTCATCAGATACAAATAAAATACGAGTGATTAAACATAATGCAAATGCTTTAATATAATTTAGGGTTACAAAACCAAATAGACCTGGCATTAACCAGTTCCATAATAGCATAACAACCAGAGGTCTGACAAATACTCCAATCAATTTAGATGCAGATTTGTATGCTTCCTCATCTTTTTGTTTCTGAATCGCTACCTTTTGTTCCTTAGTCCTATTAAGGAACATGGTCATCTGGTTTTGCGTTTTGGTTTCTTCTGTTTCGTTGGGTCGTTCCATAGTTTAGGATTGATTCTACCTTCTGATTGTGAAAATTTTACAAAATCTTTTTTATAAAGATCGTAATAATAATCAAAAAGTTCTACTGTTTTTTGTGATAAAGAAATGTCATAGCATACTTTTCCATCTACCTTATACTCAACAAGGTATGCAGTGTAAGGAAGTTTAGGATCTTTAGCATCTTTAGGATCGCAGTTTTGTTTAAGGACGGTAATTCCCTTCAACTTCTGTTCCCCCATACGATTGATGGAAACGCTTCAGAAACTACTGATTTAGTAATTCTTTTATATTTCTCAGTCAACCTACCATCTTTGACAAGACAAAGAAGTTCTGCTTCTTCAGCAGAAAGTCCTTCAAGTAATTGAATGAACATTGTTTCTCTCTTCAAAGATTTGAGACGATTGTCTCCTCCTTTAAAGAATCTATACAACCCTTTATACTCTGATTCTAATCGTGTGTGATCAGTACCAACTGGTGCATCATTAGGTGTATAAGGCACATCACCTTCGGGTATTTCTGAGACTACAGTCTCATCGAAGTTAATGATCATAAGTTGACGAAGGGCAACACTATTATATTTTTGAAATAGGTCTACCTTTTCTTTCTTCGTCTTTGCATTTGAAATCTTTCGTAAGACCTCACTGATAAGTAACCTAGCGTTACTGTTTTCAATTGATTTAGTAGGCATAATTAAAATTAATTCATTTAATCTTCATCGTCATCATCGTCTTCATAAACGATCATGTCACGAAGGTAAAGTAGTTCATCGTGAACTATATCTCCATTCTCATCTAGCATTTCTGGATGAGAGACCGATTTAGCATAGGCAGCGTTTTCAATGAAATCTTCAACGTAACCTTTTGCTAACCAAGAAATAGTTATACCGAGTAAGAATGCTCCGATAGTAACTAGAACTGCTATTGCTATCAATAGATAATCGTATAGCATAGTTTCCTCCGTAGTTATTTTTATTTAGAGGTTTTCCTACGACCTGGTCGTTTATCAATTTCGTATTGCCATGCATCTTGTAAAATTTTAAGCAAGTACTTAGAAATTTTCCTTGCTTTTGGTTTACCAAGATGACCATATGCCTCACGAAGTTGATCGTTAAACGGTGTACTACCACCCTTGATATAAGCATCAAGGTCAGAGATAGTTAAAGCAAGTTCGCCCGCAGTTGAACTTTCAATAAACTCTGTAATTTGTTTACGTTTAATCTTGTTGTGCTTTAGGAAATCATATGCTTTAAAAAGATACATGTCCTTTTCAAATGCACAATCAATAGCGTGCTCAACAAGTTCGTAAAATTCATCCATTAGATCAAATTGTTTTCACGAAGATATTTTACAGTCTCGGTGCAACCACCTAAGTTGTTGTCAGCCAAGACTACCTGAGGGAAAGTAGATCCCTGTCCAAACTGAGTATAGAATGCTTCACGTTCAAAGTCAACCCCCAATTTATATTCTCTGTAATTATATCTCTTACCTTCAAGTACCTGTTTGATCTTTGTGCAGTATGGGCACCCTGTTCTAGTGTAAATTGTAAAATTCATAGTCATATAATAGGAATAAAAAAGACCCCTACTATGTAGAGGTCTTGATCCATCTCGAACCTAGACTATTTAGAAGACGAACTTAACGCCTGCTTTAGCAGAGAAGTCAATATCATCAGAAGGTGTTGTTACACCAGAAACCTCTCCGTAGAACTTATCATAAGATCCACCAAGGTATCCGATTAGTTCTACATCACCGAACTCATCAGCAGTCTCTGTGTGAGTCACTGTAGGACCACCAGAAACATACCAACCGATTCCGCCTGGAGTTTCGCCTTCGTATCCGACTACTGCTTCAAGTCCACCAGATGTATAAGATCCGTCTGGATATGAACCTGTTGCTTCTAAATTAACGTATGGACCAGCAAAAGCTGTACCTGCTAATAGGAATGGAGATGCTGCAACTGCAGCGATTGTTGATTTAATCATGTGTTTTTTAAAGTATCTCGCATAGGGCATAAAAAAATCCCTTGCGGATGGTAAGACCCCCGACATGGGATCTTTTTTACATACGCAAAGGGTTACGATCTTTCGAGTCCTTTGTTACGTTCCTATTTAGGATAACAGAAGACTCTCTATTTGTCAAGTGTTTTGATCTGCCAATTTTTCCTTTGCCCTTCTTTTGACTAATTTGGCAAAGAGGACATCCTCTTTAGTCCACAAATTCTTGTTGATCTTGCGTTGCTTGATGATTCGTTTCGCTGCTTTGATTGTTTCTTTTGGATTCATGTCTTTCCTTTATTCTATATTCGTTTAGTTTTTTTCTAGATTCAATTAACATTTCGTGTACTCTATGCTGTCCTTCATAGTAAGCATCAGGATCTAATTGGATGTCCATAACGTCTGAAGGATCTACGACCGCATCAAAGTATGCATCTCCGTCACCTAAAACTTCTCTGAGTTCCTTAGGTAAATTTTCATTCTTGATTCTTGGTAAGTCCATTAAGTTGTAGTGTAAGTGTATCCAGTTGCCTTTCTAGTATGCCAGAATAAATTTCCATCACCTAGAGTATTAAGGTCTAATGATGACGCTATTATAGCATCAGTTGCTCCGACTGTCACTACTACCTCTGCGTTACAATCAGAACCATCTCCATCTTTAAAGCAGAGTTTCTTTCCACCATTTTCAACAGTAAAACCAGCAGCATTAGCATTCAATATAGTTGCAGCATAATTACCTGCAACAATACTATTTGCTGTAGCAGAATCACTACCAGTTTGAGATGAACCTTGTGTGAAACTTACATTTAATTGAGGTAGAGCGTAAGTTCCAAGTGCTTTACCATATGATGATGCATCATTATGAGAAAAAGCAAAGGATAGATTAGAAGCACCTGCACCAGTGACTAATAAGTCTCCATTGGATTGGAAGTTAGCATCTATAGTAGGTGAAGCATACTTAATTGTCCATGCTGCACCACCAGGATTATCTGTCCATGTATTACCAGAAGCAGGATTAGTATCAGTTTGATTAGTTACTGTAACAGCAAGGGTATGTCCTCCCTCACTAAGACTAGACAAAGTGGTAGTAGTGCTAGTTGTATATGAACTGGACGTTGCTATCTGAGTTCCGTCAAGTGTGAATGTAGCAGTATTATCTGCCTGACATTCAAATTCATAATTACCTGTTGTAGGAATATTTATATTCCAAGTTGCTGTTTGAGCAGCATCTAACAATGAATTTGAATTACTAGGGAATACTGCATAGGTATTCATGAGTGATGACCACAGAGGATGAGGACCAGAATATACCCATTGTATAGTTGTTCCAGTAGTACAAGCACCACCCTTACACATTTTAATATACCAACCACCAGGATTTCTATCCCACTTATAAGCATTACCAGTTGGGAGACCATCTGAATCAGTGAATCCAGCATTAGAATTTGTGCAACTCACAGTAAGAATTAATGTTCCTGCAGAGATGGACGCTGTAGCAGTGTATGGGGTGCTGCTAGAACCGCTTGCGAAGATTCCACCTGTAGCAGTGATAAGAGGGGATGAGGACGTTCCTAGGGTTAATGTAGCACTATCATCAGCAGCAAATGTAAACCCATAAGTATCCGCTTCAGTGATAGGAATTTTATAAGTTACTATCTGCTCTACAAGTGGGAGAGTACACACAGCAGGGTTAGTCCATACTGCATATGCATTTGCTTCAGCACTCCAGTAACCTGCTACGTTTGTTGTAGTAGTTGTTGGTAGAACATCAGTAATAGTAAATCTAGCATTACAATCACTACCATCACCATCCTTCAAACATAATTCACTGGTGCTGTTCTGAACGATAGGACTATTAGCAGCATTCAATCCTGTATATGTGATTGAGTATGAACCTGGTGTGAGTTGTAAAGAATGACTTTCATTTCCACTTCTACCAACTTGTGTCCAAGTAGTAGATCCTATCTGAATGTTATCTACTGCAACACCTGCAGTTGTTGTCCTATCATTCCATTGTAATTCTATTTGAACTATACCTTCTCCTGTTCCACCGACTACTAAGTTAGCACTTGTAGCATCAAAGGATGCTGTGATTGTAGAGTTGTTTAATATACTTTGGTTCTCAGAAGTTACAGGAAATGTGACTGGTGAAGAACCTTCTGTTGCTGTCTTAGTAACTAACTGACCATTTGGTGCGTAAAACTTTAATGGTTTAATATTAATGTCAGGTTCATATGGAGAACATGCCTCAGGATTCATCTTAGGCACAAAGAAATTTTCGTTCAATCCTAAAGTTCTTACTGCTGTATCATACGGAACTGGTAAAGGAAATGGAACTGGGTCTAGTGAAAATATATCTTTACAATCATAATACTCTATAGTTCCATCTGGCAAAGTTCTCTTCTTGCATTGAGTTTCTAGATACCAGTTACCATCAGCACCTAGAGTATTATCTATAGGTTTATACCAATCTGTTGGATTACCATATACAGATTCCCTACCATCATCTATCCCTCTTGCAGTATCGTCAAGAGCAG